ATACTGCGGTCTTATGAAGGCGCTGGTGGCGCTAATAAAGAAAAGCAACTTGCACAAGAACAAGCTCAATTAATTGCTGACATTCGTTATAACACTACTGTTGATAGCAACAATGAAGTTACAAAAATAACTTTAGATGCTGAACGAAAAAAGCAAGAGGTCATTGCAAAGTATGAAGCAAAAAGCGGAGAAGAGAAAAGAGTTTTTGCTGTAGAACTTGCTAGAAACCAAGCTCTTGAAATCGCAAAGATAGAAACAGAAGCAAATCAACAGATTACTGATTTGGTTACTAAGCAGCGTAGTTCTGCAAATGATGCTGCAATAAAAGCAGAAAGAAATCGTGCTTACGAAGTTGCTTATACAAAAGCAAATGATGAAGAACGAATTGAACTTGCTTTGAAGAAGAAGCTTCTTGATATTGATGACGATTATAGAAAGAAGCAAAGAGAAACCAATTCAAGATATACAGCAGAATATCTTAGAGAGAGAAAAGCTTTAGAAGCATCTGCAATGGAAGATGCAGAACAAGCTCGTCAAGCATTCCGTAAAAAACAATTTAATGCTGAACTTGATGAGATGATTCGTGAGCTTCGTGCAAAAGAAGCTGAACAAAAGAAAATTGATGAAGCTCAAATAGCATATACAACCAAAAACTTCTATGCAGCACAACAAGCTAAAGAAAACGAAAAGCTTGCTCAGAACAAATTGCGCTTTGAAGTTGAATCTTTTGGCTTGACAGAAAAACAAATTAAGCTAAAAGAAATTGAGCTTCAGCTTGAAAGAGACATTGCTATTATTCGCATGAATAAAGAAAATCAAACTCAAAGCGATGTTGATGAAGCTGTAAGACTTGCTACAGAGGTAGCTAATGCAAAAAAACAAACAGTAGAGCTTGCTGATAGTTTTAAAAATATTAGAGATATTCAAACAACTGTTTGGAACAATATGTCTTCTGCCATTGATAACTTTGTCAGAACTGGCAAGCTTTCAATGAAAGACTTTGCTCGTAGTGTTATTCAGGACTTGATTGCCATTCAGATGAAGGCGCAAGCTATTGCAATTCTTCGCATGATGTTTGGTGGAAGTGGCCTTGGTCCGGGCGCAACTGGCATGACTGAACATGTTTTTGATCCATCAGGTGTTGCTCCAAGAGCCTCTGGCGGCCCTGTGTCTGCTGGTTCTTCATATCTTGTTGGTGAAAAAGGACCTGAGTTGTTTATGCCTTCTGGCTCTGGAACAATCATTCCTAATAACAAAATGTCTGATATGGGTGGCACTACAAATGTCACCAATAACTACATCAATGCAATTGATACCAAATCATTTGAAGAGCGTTTGCTTGGTAGTTCCAATGCTATTTGGGCTGCAAATCAATACGCTGGTAAATCGTTAGCTGTTAACAGGGGCCGCGCATGAGCTTCCAAACTATCTTTGAAATACAACAATCCATGACGGTAAATAACCGCCGTGTGGTTGGTCAACAGGTCGCTAGGTCTGGTTACATCACAGTAGCTCAGTACCTAACTGCTGTGCCTTGGGAGTTCACCATTACTCCTCACAATTACTTGTACTATCCACAGGCCAGAAGCATCATTCAGACAATTGACAATAAAGACCGTCAGTTACCTGAAACGATTACTTTTACCAGTGATAACCTTTCTTGGTTTACCAAGATGCAAGGAACGGCCACAGCAGCATCTTTAAATGGCGCTCCTACTGCAAACACACAAACACTTGCTTTGACCTCTAACGGTACATTTAAAGCTGGTGACTTTATTATGATTAATGGTTACACCTATAAAGTAACCGCTGATTCAGTTGGTTCTTCAGTAAATATTAATAGGCCATTGATTGGAAGCCCAACATCTGGCACAACGGTTTATTTGGGTAATGCTTGTACATTTACTGTTGTTGCTCAAACCTGTCCGACATATACTCTTACTCCTATGACGGATGGAGCTTATGTCCAGTGGGATGCACCATTTGTTTTTCGGGAATATATAACATGACAACTATCTATGCGGTTAATGGCCCTCAAATCATCCATGCAGAATTTGTCCGACTCACAGTTGGCACTGCTGAAGATGTGTATACTTTTTGTAATGCTGCCGCGCCTGTTACTGTTAATGGCATTACTTTTGCCAATCTTGGTGCTTTGCTTAATGTCGGCGATGTTCAGCGAGATATTAAAGCTACTTCGGACGATATGACTATCCAGTTGACAGGTATCGACCCTGTGAACATTGGCATCATTCTTGGTAACGAAATTAAAGGTTCACTTGTAGAAGTTTGGCGTGGGTTCCTTGATTCAAACAATCAAATCATTACAAGCCCTACAACTCAATTCTTTAAACGCTATCAAGGCATTATTAATAGCGTTTCTATTACTGAAGATTTCAATACAGAACTTAGGCAACGAATTGCCACTTGTTCTATTGCTTGTTCTTCAATGCGCCGTATTCTTGAAAACAGATTGTCTGGCATTAAAACAAATAAAAGTAGCTGGCAATCTTTTTATCCAAACGATGTATCAATGAATCGTGTGGCTGAGATCTCAAATACTTATTTTGATTTTGGCAAGCCTCCGCAAAAACAAACACAAGCAAGCGAAACAACAACAACATTAGATCCAAGTAATACCGGTCTGTAAAACATGATAAGACCCGCAACAAGATACGATATTCCAAGACTGCTTGAGATTGTTGAGGCTTATGCCTACGAAAATCCAATCAAGATTCTTGGTAAAGAAGATAACCATGACCCATCATATGTTGAGCACTTGTTGTTCAGCATCATTATGGGAAAAGGATTTATCTATATTGATAAGGAACTTAGAGGAGCCATCATTGCTGTAAAGCAGCAAAACATATGGTGTCCTAAAGTCAAAGAATTACATGAGTTGTTGTGGTGGGTAGAACCTGAATACCGCAACAGCACATTGGGTGGTAGATTGTGGAAAGCATTTGACCGTACTGGAACGGAAATGCTAAAGCGCGGCGATATTAATTTAATATCAACTTCAGTATCTTCTACAGGTGCTTGGGTTGATTACACTAAGCGCGGTTATGAAGCAGTAAGTGCAAGTTTTGTGAAGGAATAAAAATGGTCGGGACATTTATTGTTGCAGCGTTAGCGAATGTTACAACTGCTGCTGTTGCTGCTTCTTTTGCGTTAACCGCCGCTGCGTTTGCTGTTAACTTTGCGGTGTCAATGATTGTCACAAGAATGTTTTCTGACAATCCTGAAGGCCAGCAGGATATGGGTGTTCGCCAGCAAGTGCCACCAAGCTCTGTTAATGCTTTGCCTATTGCTTATGGCGATGTATACATGGGCGGCACATTTGTTGATGCTGTATTAAGTACAGACCAAAAATGTATGTACTATGTTATAGCCATTTCTAGCATTAGCCCAAATGGTCAATTTACATTTAATACAGACACCATGTACTATGGTGATAGAAAAATTGTTTTTAGCAATGTAGACCCAGCAAGAGTTGACAAACTTATTGATGATGCTGGCAACGAAGAGACAAAATTATCTGGCCGTCTTTATATTGGACTTTATACAAGTAATGCCGCTGGTGTAATTACCCCTGTAAATTGGTATGCACCTGATGTTGTGATGGCAGAGACATTCTCTGGATTCACTATTCCTGCTGACCAAGTATGGCCATCGACTGGCCGTCAAATGTATAGCACAGCATTTGCTATTGTTCGTTTGGAATACAGCCAAGAAGCTGGCACAACACAACTTCAGCCAATTACATTCCATGTAAGTCATACATTAAATAATACTGGTGTTGCAAAGCCCGGTGATGTTTGGTACGACTACATTACAAATAAATATTATGGCGGCGCAGTTGGCTGGTTGCCAGATGGAACTTTTGATTCTTCTTTTGTTAACGCTTCTTCTGCTACAGCATTAAATGCGTACAGTGACGAATTAATTACTTTTGATGACTATGAAGGAAATCCTTCAACACAAGCTCGGTATCGTATTAATGGCGTACTAGATGCTGGACAATCTGTGTTGTCAAACATCGACCGCATCATGTCAGCCTGTGATTCATGGATGACATACAACGCAGCCCTTGGTCAATGGTCTGTTGTTATTAACAAAGCTGAAAGCGTTGCATACGAATTTAATGATAACAATATCATTGGTGACATTCGTGTAAGTGCTACAGACATTACAAGCTCAATTAATCAAGTTGAAGCTAGGTTCCCATTTAAAGAAAATAAAGACCAAGCTTCATATGTAAATATTGAAACTCCTACTAATTTGCTTTATCCAAATGAGCCAGTTAATAAGTATTCCATTACTTATGATTTGGTTAATGACTCAGTTCAGGCTCATTACCTTGCAAATCGTTTGCTTGAGCAAGCTCGGGAAGACTTGATTGTTTCGTTTAGCACAACTTATTACGGCATTCAAGTTAATGCTGGCGATGTTGTTAGCGTTACTAATACTGACTTTGGATGGAATGCAAAACTGTTCAGAGTTATGAAAGTCAATGAGGCATCACTTCCTGATGGCTCTCTTGGCGCAAGACTTGAAATGAGTGAATACAACTCTCAAGTTTATGACGATAAAGACATTACTCAATTCTCTCCAGTTCCAAATTCTGGGTTGCCATCAGTAAGTTACTTTTCTCCATTATCTGCGCCAACAGTTGTAGGTTATCCCGGAGTAAGTTTCCCTCACTTTGATGTTACGGTGTTTATTCCTACAACAGGCCGTGTAACTTATGCCACGCTGTTTTATACAACTTCAGCAATACCAAGCGCATCAGATTGGAAGCAGCTTTCTTCAGCATCTAGTAGCAATAGTGCGCCTGTTACAAACAACACCTATTACACATTTACAAATCAAGTATTAGGTGCTGACACATATTATTTTGCTTATGTTGTTGGCAATGATATTGGCCGTTCAGTACTAAGCCCTACAAGTGGTTCTTTTGTATGGGACCCAGTAGCAGCGGCTGGCCCTACGGGACCAACTGGTTCATCTGGAGCAACTGGACCTACGGGAACTCTTGGACCTACTGGAACATCTGGAAACTCGGCAAGGATTTGTTATACAAAAACAACTTTAACTTCTTTGGCTCCAACTCCAGCTACGATTACAACCTCTGGCATTGCTTCATATCCACCAAATGATTCGTGGGGTACTGGAACAGTATGGGGTGCAACACCACCAGCAATTACTGCTGGCGAATCCGTATATCAATCAGATGGTATTTATTCTCCATCTACCGGCAATACAGTTTGGAATGTTCCTTATTTATCTGCATTGAAAGTTGGGCAACTATCTGCTATTACTGTTAATACAGGGACATTAACTGTTGACACAACAGGATGGGTTCGCGGTGGTCAATCCGCTTACAACACCGGCACAGGTTTCTTCTTAGGCTATAGCGGTGGTGCTTATAAATTTTCTATTG